AGGATGACCACCTGGCAGAAAGCACGATAGTTACATTTTAAAATGTTTTGTTCTAAAGCATTTTGATAATCTATATTGTTAGCGTCTTGGTTTAATAATACATCATTACAATAAACTTCAAACTTATTAGGTTTAATACCTCTAACTACTTTGTATTGTTTATTGCTTGTTTCAAATTCTACTTCTATCTCACAATCATTTTGATTGATAGTGTTTACAAGTTGCTCTTTCTTTATATCTCTAAAGGCACGATTAAACAAAGCAAAACATAGTGCGTCAAGTAAAGTAGATTTACCTGCACCGTTCATACCTATAATTAATGTTGATGGTGCCTTTCTTAAATCTACTTCTATAAATTGATTACCTGTAGATAGAAAGTTACGCCATCTTAATTTTTTAAAATATATCATACGTTGTTGTCACTAGCCTCTATGTAAATTGATTTTAAATATTCCTTTAACTTTGTTTTGTTTATATCTGTTTCTAATTGATCTACATAATTATTTAGGAATGTAACCGTGTCTTCGCCCATTTCTAATATGTCTTCTCTTACGCTAGCTTTAATATCAGAATAATCCTCTACAATATTTAAATCATGTACACTTATCTCATTATACAACCTTTCTACAAATTTGTCAAATACCTCGTTATTAGTCTTGTTTAATACGATTAATTTAATAAAGTGTTCGTTGTATGGTTGTATATCAAAGTTTGTATAGTCTTTCTTTTTATCATCATATATTATTTTTTTGTGTATAGTTAAAGGGTTAATAACTCTGGTTATTTCTCTTGTTTCTGTATCAAAGATATGAAAACCTTTTGGGTCTTGGTAGTCTGACCATGTCATCTCATATTGAGCACCATTATAGTGTATCTGGCCATCATCTGTATGTTTATGAAAGTGACCTGATATTACTCTATCGTATCTACTAAAATCTGATTTAGCTAAACCATGTTCATTGATTACGCCATTTTGCATTTCAATACCTTTGATTTCTAAATGACCCATTACAATTTCTGCTTTTGCTGTTTGTAACATATTCATTGAGTGGTCATAGTTATCATCACATATCCAAGGTACAAATAATATAGGTGTGCCGTCAAATTCTACAACGGTAGATTTAGTATAGATAAATGGTTCGTTTACTTTGTCAAATGATGAGTATAGATTTTCTATAGCATTTACATCATTAGTATTTTTAAAATACGTATCATGGTTACCTATAATGATATGTGTATCAATCTTTTCTTTATATAATCTATCCCAAAATTGTTCTCTAAAAATAGAAGCAGTTTGAAAGTTAATAAACTTTCTTCTATCTACAACATCACCTAAATGTACCAATGTATTAATATTGTTTTCTTTTAGGTATGGGAAAAAGATTTCATTATAAAATCTAAGCTGATATTTTCTAAACGCTTCGCTGTCATTACGAACACCGAAGTGTGTATCATTCAATAGTGCGATCTTCATTATACGTCTAAAACACTTGTGTAGGTTCTTCTTTTTCTTTTCTTAACTTTTATTTCTTTTAAATTAGGTTCTTCAGTTGATGGTTTATTCTTTCTTAAAAATTCTAAAAACTGGTTTTTGTAATCGTTGTTTGTGTCACCTGGTAGTACAGCAAACTCATCTATGTTTGCTTGTTCTATCATCTTGTATTTTATATTAGATTGTTTTTTCTCTTTCTGTATTCTTCTAATAAAAGCATAATATATTATTTGCGTAAAGTAAGCAAAAGGATTATTAGACTTTGCAGGATTAAAGTTTTTAAGGTATTGTAAACAATTTTCTATACCATCAGAAATCATATCATCTCTAAATGTATAGTTAATAAAATTAGGTCTATAAGATAAGTGATTCGCAATCTTTAAAAAACATTCACCTATGTAATTAGTGACAGGTGGTGCTTTTCTTTTTCTTTTTTCTGCTTTATCACACTTATCCTTATACTCAATCATCGCCTGTAGAAACTTCTTGTTATCTACATAATGTTCGGATTTTTTCTTTGTTCTACTCATGGTTATATAATACTATAGGTCATCAAATTTGTCAAGCTTTACACGTTTGAAACTACCTTTTCCTTTCTTTGATTTTACTATTCTGGATTTGTACTTGGGAGTACGTACCTCTTTTGCGATAGGATTTGTTTTAAAAATCCTGTCAAAATTTTGTCTATATTTGTCGTTAGAAATTCTACTTTTTCCGTCCCATTTACCTGGCATAATTTAATCCTCACGGCCGCTTGACATAATCTAATTCCCGTTGTATAATACCCATGTGGGTTGTTACCGAGGAGAATAGCTACCCTCTAGTGCAACTTCTTTGAAGGCATTTTTAATAAGTCAGCGACTTCTTTTATATCATCCTTTGTTATATCATTCTCATAATTGGAAGCGGCGTTATCTAACTCCTCTTCCGACATTTCTCTTTCAATAAATCCTGGCAATGGTTGTTTTGTGTGTTTTAGTGCGTGTGTCAGATCACTATATCTTTTAGTAAAACCTTTTGTAGCATTGCATATTGTAATAATTTTATCAACAGGAATAGTGACTATTTTTTCATCTGTAAAACCAACCCATTTTACTAGTGCGATATAATCAGATATACCTTGTTCAGTAATACGAGGTACGTATTTGATAAGCATAGGTTCCTGTAACCTTAATAGTTTAGAGTTTTCAGGTAGTTGGTCTTTATGTAGAGGAAACCTACAACAGATTTCTTCTCCAGAAACCAGTCTGATTATCTTAACCGTTTTGTCATTAATACGATCAATCATATAGCTATTTATCTTTCTTAAGCGTTATTATGGCACAATGCGAGCCACCTAATTCCTCTTGCATTGCGTAGTCTAGTAAAGCTGTTTCTTTAAATACTTTCATATTGTAATAACCTTTATTCTTGCCTGGGTCTTTATCTTCATTAGGCATATAATCATGGAATACTATTTTAAAAGAGTCCTTTGTTCTTTTTAATATTTGTTCACAATCTAGTTTAGTTATAGAGCCATCTACAAATACAAAATCAAAGTCATAGTGCATATAAGATTCCCAATAAACTTTGCTTTCTGTTATAAATCTATAACAATCTATATTATACTCAAATATATCATTTCTGTCAATGGTGTACACCTCAGCGTTGAGTCTTAATGCGGCTGTACTTTTACCTGTACCTGTACCTATCTCTAATATTTTTTCAGAGCCTTGGCTCTTATCTAATAAAAACTTAAAATCTTCATCTGAAATCATTTTAAATCTACCGTATGTATTTCATAGTCAAAGCCTTCTCTATTATAGATGTTAACTCTTTCCTGAAAGTGTGTTAATGTAAAGTTCTTTTTATCTTTGTATGTGAGGTCGTCTGATATATCATAAACCGTAGCACTATCTTTGTTATCGCCGACACGAAGCCCACGACCTATAGATTGTAATATTCTTATAGGTGATTTACTAGGGCTACTAAAAACAATATTGTGTAAATTGCGAATATTAATCCCTGTGCTAAAGGTGCCGAAAGAAGCGATAATAATTGCGTTGTCCGACTTTTCTGTGATTGCTCTGATTTGTTCTCTATCATTTGTTTCAGTTCCCCCATAAACGAAAAACACTTTTCGCTTTGGGTCTACTTTTTCTTTAATTAGTTTATGTAAAATCTCTCCGTGCTTTTCAACAAGTTGAAATAGACACAATGTATTACCATTAAGTGCTAAGGCTAGATTTCGTATGTATTTATTACGAGCAGTATTTTGAGTGAGGTATTCTAGTTCTTCAAAATATTTTACACCATATACCTTCTTGGCTTCTGTTTCAGGATACTTTAAGTTCAGACATTTGATTTTTAGATTTGCAAGTTGTTTTCTTTCTATCAATTCAGTAGTAGATACAACTTTGTTGACCATACCAAACAGACCTTGTAATACTAACTTGTGTGTTTTACTATCATCTAACGTACCTGTAAGACCTATTCTATATTTACAATCTGTTAGTTTAGTCATTATCTTTGTCAATGATACAGCCTTAAACAAGTGTGCCTCGTCACCTATAACTGCACCATAGTCTTCAAAAAATTTCTTTGGCATTTTGTATAGTGATTGCCATGTTGATATTACTATACGTTTATCATCATCTATATCATAACCATGATACTTTCTACTGACATTTTTTTCTACATTATAACCATAGTCTTTAAAATCTTTGTACAATTGTTCTACTAGTGATGTTGTAGGTACAATAATGAGGATATTGTTATCTATCATATTAAGATAGTGTCGGCATAACATATAGATGATAAGTGATTTACCAGAGGCAGTAGGCGATAAAACTAGTCCTCTTTCATA